CGCCAGACTTGTGACAGTCTTCGTCATAATCAAGACCCTATAATAATATCTCTAGAGCCCTGATTACATCAACCTCATGTTTGAGTATATCCAGCAATTTGAAATTGGTCTCTCCTATAGCATGTATAGGGATGCCAAAAGCTTTTGCCATCATTAACTTGGTATGAGGTATGTCACTACGGTATAAACCATACAGACTTGCTTTTAATCTATTAAGTACATCGGGCTTAACTTTCGTTATTTCTACCCCGAATGTTCTACTAATAGACAAGCTATGTATTGCTTCTACCGCTTTTTTGTATATTTTATGTTTGTACACTGCGTCTACAACTACTTTACAAACCTGTGTAGCATAGTCCCATGCTCCCGGCATAGGTGTATCTAGATCCTGTTTCTGTTTGTCAGATATATCATGTCTTAAATACTCTTTCTGTTTGATTTCATGCTGCAGACTTTCAGTAGTAATATCCAAAGACAGACCACCCATGGACACGTGAGTCTGTTCTATAATATCCAAATCTTCCAAACTAACATTCCATTTGTGACATAAATATTCATATTGTACCCTTTTTATGTCTGCGGCTACGTCTTTAAGCATACCCCGTTGTTGTGCTTCTGCTATACGTGTCACAATTGCTTGTTGTAATGGTAACACTTTGTTGGGTACAGCCATTTCTGTTGGACCATGTACTAAAGTAGCTATGGCTCTACTTAGATACTGTCCACCGCAACCATCATAATGGTCAACTCGTAAGAATTCTGCAATGGAACCTAAAAAGCATTTAGACATTTGAAATCTAACATTATGTAATTCAGCACCTGCTACCAGAGCCTGTACCTGTTGTAAGCTATCAACAGCTGCCAAAACATCATCACCATTATGGGTTGCCACTAAGTCCCTGCCTTTAGTTAACAACCTTATATATATATAGTTGAGGACCGTATTCATGAATGTTGTCAGTCTCCAGCCTGATAATAACGTACCAGTCGTTTTGTAAAAACTATCTTGTCCTTGTTCTTTGATAAAACATGAATCTAGAGAGTGTAGTATCCATGGAAATACCTTCCGCTGTTCAACAGACATCTTCTTGCCAAAAACCGCAAAGTATGCTTTTAAGACTTCCCGCATACTTGCCACTGAGTGTTGAGAGTTGAAGTCCTCGAAGTCAAAGCAGTAAGGCACCCCATTACGCATTATCTCACGTACAGTATTTTTAACATTATTTTCTTCAGCACCAGGCCCTATAGGAAATAATTGTGATAATACGCGCTCACAGTCACCAAATACGAATCCAGTAAGTATAAAATTTGTAGCGTCTACACCGTAGATGGCCCGCATCTTAGTCCACTCACACTTAACAGAGGGCCAAGCTCTTATCTCAGGTGGTCGTGATAACAGATCATCTAACTTTGGTTTGGGCATTGCGTTAAGACTAAAAAACTTGTGTCTATTTAGACTGTCTTTAGCCACATACTTAAGGTCTTCTTCGTATTGAGAATGGTAAGCGCCAGTCGGTGCCCACTGCCATCGCTTGTTGATATATGACGACCATTTGAGGTTATCTACTTGTCCACCCAAATTCTTGATCCGTGTAAACAGACTACCAGCTTCTTGGAAAATGGCTTCAGCATCAAAGGTAGCTAGGTTGGGTCGTGTTCTGTTTTCCTTCTCATTATGCCAATCTACACTACCTAAACCCCGATTAGCTAAGACTTCCATTTCGAAGAAAGGTTTGAGATCCAATGGGACTAGGTTCTGCAGCGCTTTGAGTCGCAGTGTGAACTTATTTTTAATTTTTTTGATAAAGTCATCAAGACTATCGAACTTCCATTGCCAAATACCGGAACAAGATATATACTGCCAAGCAATGTCAGGAAGTGACTTTGCCCAAACTATGAGTCCTATAAACATCGATTCATGCATTCCTAGTGAGGCCAGATGCTCCAAACATGGATACATGAATCTAGCTCTATGATCAAACCAGCTGACCCCAAGTTTTCTGAGCTCTTTGATAGTCAAATGCCGCAAATGTAAAGAAGAGATTTTAGTGATAGGCGGTTCACTTGTACCGGTAATCCATGAGTGTATCGTAGGATAGTTCTCCAGAGAACCCTTATACTGTTTGATACTACTCCGAGTAATAAAGAAAGCATGCCTCAATACATCAACATCGTCTATAAGGCCATAAGGAAAAAGATCTGGGCCATACTGTAATCGAGATAACCGAAGCAACACGCTCTTAGGCATGTGCTTCAAAGGTAATGAATTATGTATATATAGCACAGTGAAGTCATGATCTGGTAAATAATGAGCCAATACTGGGACGGCCCTGCCTCGGATATGCATGTGTACAACACCATTAAGATTAACCCCATTCAATATGTCATACAGTAAAAAGTTAGCTTCACTGAAACTAGTTTCATTCAAAATATCGCCATTTGATAAACAATACATAGGCACAGCCATACGTTTATTATCCAATAGTTTTAAACTTGAGGTCCCGCCTCCACCTCCATAAGTTGCGCCTCTGGTGGATCCGGTGGTTTGTCTTCTTGTGATTCTATTAATGGTAATACTCCTTGGGTTGTGGGCAACGGTACGCCTGCGTGCTGGTTGTCCACGCGAAAATCCGCCGTCTCGAAATCATACACAGCAGCTAAAGCTACAGTATACTGTTGTCCTGCATCTGTTGCTACTCTGATTTCGGTTATTCCTGACTGTAGTGCTAGCACATGCCCTCCACTAGGCGCATTCCAGTTGGGTTCAAGTTGTGCTGACGGAATGTCCCGCGACCAATACACTGTTGTCTTAGTACGCAAACAAAATTCTGTGCTAGTCCCGAAAGTGTAATCTCGTGCAACAATACTCTCTAGTGTATATGACTTAGGTTCTTCTAATTCTTTAGGTGTTACTGGAGGCATGGCAACACTAACATCATTGGCTGCATATATCGTATGTCTACCATTCCGAGTTGGGTGTTGGTAGTTCACATTGTAGCCTTGAAATCTAGATAGTACACCTAGTGCCCATAGATCATTATAGTTTAAGGCCTGCATCACCCTACGCACATTCCTTTTCTTTACGCCTGGACTAATATTATAAATAGAACCATAAGGAGTCCCCGCTATTAAAGAACCCGCTAGACCTGCTATCAATGTAATGCATGAAGGCGCTACTATAGTATTCATTAAGATATAATTGTCTCTAATATCATATCCATAGTCTGTAATATTCTGAAAATTGAGCGTACCGAATGGAACCCGCTTATTATAACAGCTTCTTAGTGGCTCAGTCCACACTGTTGCTACACATGAGTGCGCTCCTGTAGGTACGGCCCTACCTATTACAGCTGAAAACATAGCATCTGCTCTATAGTGTTCGTCTACTGTTAGGTTTGTTACTCTGGAGAGACCTACCAATAAGTCCATTAAATTTTTCTTATTGAAGATAGTGAAATATTCTCCCCAATACCAACATGTATTAGCAAATACAGATTCTATAATTAAAGAATCAGACTCTGTGTCCAGACTTCTCACTGCTTGGATGGCTTCGGCAGTTGTACATACTCCTTCCTCTTGTAACAATATATGTATAGCGGCTCTCTTGAGGCCCAACTTTGGCAGATAGAGGGTACGTGGTATTTGTGTCCACCAGTGTGCCTCAACTGTTTCTGTTGCTGGCTGTGCTAGCCAATACTTACAAGCTCGCAGCGCCGCTAACATATCCTCATGCCATCTGTGATTATTCACCAATTTAATGATAATTGCTCGCACTTCTTCTGCACTATAAGTTGTAGTCATAGGCACTATTTGTGTAGGGGTTGTGATGCCTATCTTCCCTTCTATACCTAAGTCTATAACCTGATCACATAAGAACGGAGTGTGTCGCACATCATCTTGTATGATATTATCAAGGATAGCTAAGTCTTTAGATGTCAAGCCTGAACAGTTTAGGAAACCAAAGTAATTCTTAAAATTGTCTACAGTTGCATCATCTGAAAACCAGTTGTCTTTAGTATTTTGCAAAACATAAACATCATTTAAATCAGTCGTATGTTGTCCTACTGGCACTATGAACCTGTTCTTGATGAATCCAAATGTATCACCAAAGTGGTTGCCACTACGGCTGTGACCGTCATTATAGTCGTACATTTTCCATACCTTAACAGTTTTTACTAGTCTAGCATCAACATATTCTGGGTTCGGCAAATGTACACCGCCTACTAAAATGTTTTGGGCTGGTAACGTAGCGCTCCATACAATAATGTCTGCGAGAAGAGCCTGCGTAGATTGATCGGTTGAAATAATCTGTGCACCATCTTCGTGGTTACGCACGACCAAAGCCAGTTTCTCTAGTTGGGCCATCTCATCTCCAGCTCTGACTATAGACATCACTTGTGAGGCTGTAAACTTGATAGTGTGATCAAAGACTTGGGTCTTACCTATCATCTTAAGCAATTGATATCTTAGATACAATTTCACGATTAAGGCAGTCGCGTTATCATAGAAATCATTCGCAAAAACAGCATTGTAAAATCTACCATAACGTGCCTCTTTAACGTCTGAGCTTATACCCAACTCTCTGAGACGTTTGATTATTACCGTCTCATTGGGTAGCCCTTCCGTAGTTACGTACTTCTTATTCAATCCGTAGATTGAATGTTGGCGGGTGGCTGCGACTATAGTCTGTGCCATACCGTAGATAGTCGCCTTTGCAGCACAAAATACTTTACCTCTGTTCTTGTACTTCTCGCCTATGATATCCATTATGCCAGGGGCATCTAGCGTGTGTTTTTTTAGGTTAGCGTCTACAACGAGAGTTGTATCCCTATCTCGCTGTATGTCTTGGTCAGCTAAGAGTGCAGGTTCCACCTTTGCTAGTCCCAGTGCTAACTTAGTTTTGAACATTATTTGTCCAGTCCCATAACTAAGGAAGTTTGTGTTAACTTGGATTAAATCTTTAATGTAGTCCATGTTGTAAGAGTGTTTTTTCGCTTTGGGGATTGATATCTCAATT